TGGCATGACGACGACCTCGCCGGCCGGCTGCTGCGCTACAGCGCCCAGCCGTGGGAGGTGCTCAACATTCCCGCCCAGTGCGTGGACCCCAGGACCGACCCCCTCGGCCGGGCCAAGGGCGAGTTCATGGTCTCGGCCCGAGGCCGCGACCTGCGCGACTGGCAGACCCGCAAGGCCGAGGCCGGCGAGCGCATGTGGTGGGCGCTGTTCCAAGGCGACCCCCGGCCCGACACCGGCGACATTCTCAAGCGGGGATGGTGGAAGCACTACCAGCAGCTCCCCCTGATCGTGGACGAGCACGGGCGCCACTGGCTTACCGGGTTCGATGAGGTGGTGCAGAGCTGGGACTACACGTTCGATGAGGGGGCCAAGGCCGACTACGTGGTCGGGCAGGTGTGGGCCCGGCGCGGCTCGGCGATCTACCTCGTGGATCAGGTCCGGGACCGGATGGGGTACCCCGAGCAGACCGCCGCCACGATCGCGCTGCGCAACAAGTGGCCGCAGACCGGCCCCGTTCTGATCGAGAAAAAGGCGAACGGCGCGGCGGTTATCAGCACCATTTCCCAGAGCGTCCCCGGAATCATCCCGATCATTCCCACCGAGTCCAAGCCCGTCCGGGCAAAAGCGATCAGCCCGTTTGTGCAGGCCGGGAACTGTAACATTCCCGACCCCCGGTTGCCCGAAAACGCGTGGGTCGCGGGGTTCATTGAGGAGTGCGCGGCATTCCCCACCGGTGTGAACGACGACCAGGTGGACACGTTCACCCAGGCCGCCGCGTGGTTCTACCAGCCCGCCCTGCGCGAGCAGGCCGAACGCGCCGCGCGCGAGCTGGTCGGCAGCGATCGCGTGTACGACCTCGGCTGATCCCGGCGGCGGTTGGGCTACGCTGGGCGCCATGGCGACGCTTCAGGACATATTCGACGCGTGGAACGCGTCCGGCAGGCTCAAGGCTTCCATTCGGCCCGACGTGCTCCCCGCAGTGGTCGGCACCGCCGCCGCCGTCAACGACACGGTTCGCGCCGACGTTTCCGCCGCCTCCAACGTGGTGTTCCACGTCAAGAACACCGGCACCGCCACCATGGCGGCGGGCACGTTCGCGTTCGAGGCGTCCCTCGACTCCACCAACGGCACCGACGGCACCTGGTTCGCAATTCAGGCGGTCCAGACCAACGCCAACACGCCCGGCACCAGCGCTGCCCTGTCCGGGATCGCGGCCGGCGCCGGCAACGCGTTCGCGTGGGAGGCGTCCGTCAACGCGTTCGCGTGGGTGCGGGTCCGGTGCACAGTGGCGGTGACCGCCAGCTCGACCGCCCAGTGGACGATCGTGCGCGGGGTCTACGCCACCGAGCCGATACCGGCGATCCAGTCCCACGGGATCACCGGAACCGTCACCGTCGCCGGCGCCACCACCGACACACCGGCCACCGGGACGGCGTACAGCCTGGAAACCACCGCCGTCGCTGTGGCCGCCTCGGTGAAAGCGTCGGCAGGCGCCCTGTTCGAGCTGTCCCTGTCCAACCCGACCGCCACTGCGGCGTACGTGAAGCTCTACAACAAGGCCTCCGCCCCCGTCCCGGCGTCCGACGTTCCGGTGCTCACCATTACCCTGCCTGCCAACAGCGCGGTGGTGCAGCAGTTCGGCGCGCTCGGCAAGCGGTTCGCAACCGGCATCGCGCTCGGCATCACAGGCGCGATCGGCAAGACGGACACCACCGCGACCGTGGCCGGGCTCCAAATCCACGGCACCTACCTGTAGCCAGCAGCCCGGGTTCGGTTGGGGCCTGGCCGGACCGGGGAGGGGCGTTCCGAGGGAAGCGGGGCGCCCCTCGCGCTATGCTGACGGCCAGAGAACCCCGAGAGGAGCCGGCCGTGGCTGTTGCCGACCTGGTGCGGGCCCTGAGCGACGCCGCCCAGCGTGGCGCGCGGCCCCAGTACCGGCTGTTCAGGGACTACTACGACGGGCGGCACCAGCTCCGGTTCGCCACCGCCAAGTTCCAGCAGGACTACGCCCAGCTCGTGATGAGCCTGCGCGAGAACCTGTGCCCGGCCGTGGTCGCCGGGTTCACCGACGACCTGGCCGTCAAGAGCTGGGGCGACTCGGTGAACCTGGACACCGCCACCGAACAGGGCCTCTCGCGGCTGGTCGGCCAGTGGACACAGGAGGCCTGGAAATCCGGGGATGGCTACGTGCTGGTCTGGCCCAACCGCCTCGGCGTCTCGGTGCCCCACCTCCAGACCGCCGAGACCGGCATCCCCGAGGTGGACCCCGACGACCCCGCGCTGCTGCGCCAGTACGTCAAGCACTGGATCGACAAGCGCACCGGCCACGGCCGGGCCATGCTGGTCTACCCCGACCACGCCGAGAGGTACATCACCCGGGACCGTCTGCGGGATGAGGGCAACGTCGCGGCTGTCCCCGCCGAGTTCCCCACCGACGCCACGGCGTGGGCCGAGTACACCACCGACGGCGACCCCGCCATCATCCCCCACGGTTACGGCTCGGTGCCCGTCTGCTGGCTGCCCCTGGACGCCACCAACGCCGGCGACTACGGCCGCTCGATCCTCACCGACGTGGTGCCGCTACAGGACGCCCTCAACAAGTCCCTGGCCGACATGGTGGTGGCCGGCGAGGACTACTCCGAGCCGCTGTGGGCGCTGCTCAAGTACCGCAGCGAGGACCGCAACAAGCCCGCCAACCCGTTCATCCCCACCCCGCCGCTGCCCCTGCCGCCGGGCGTCCCGCCGGCCGCCGGTCCCGAGACGGTCCCGGTGGTGTCCGGCCCCGCCGGCCAGCCCCGGTTCGACCGCCGCCGCCAGCACATGTTCGTGACCTCGGCCGAGGGGCCCCTGACCCAGCTCGACCCGCCCGACCTTGAGGTGATGGGCAAGACCCAGGACCGCTACGCGCTCAAGGTCGCCCGCGTGGTCGGCCTGCCGTCGTTCTACCTCACCCAGACCTCGGGCGACGTGCCGTCCGGGGAGTCCCTGCGCATCCTCGCCACCCGGCGCACCGGCCGGCTGCGGCGGTTCCAGAACACCAGCCTTCCCGTGCTGCGCGGGCTCGGCCAGTTGCTCGGGATGGAGAACCCCGACCCCGTGTGGGAGCCCGTGGTCATGGTGGACGAGCTGGAGAAGTGGCAGGTCGCCCAGCAGCAGAAGGACATGGGCCTGGACCTCGCCGACGTGCTGGAGTACGCCGACATGCCCGACGCCGTGGAGGTGGCCGGCCGGGCCAGCACCACCGACGCCCAGATCGGGGCGGCCATGATGGGCGGGAACAGCGCGCTGTTCGGCGGCTGAGCCGTGGCCGTCACCGTCGAGACCATGGCCGTGCTGGCCCAGCAGCGCGCCGAAATCGACGCGATCCTGAACGCCCGCCGGATCGCCGCCACCGCCCAGTGGGAGGCGAGCTGGGGCCGGATGCAGGACGAGCTGACGAGCTGGGCCGACGCGTGGGCCGAAATCGCCGAGGCCCAGCTCGCCGGGGGTCGCAACCCCTACCGGCTGGTGAACCTGCGCGCCATGCGGCAGGTGGCCGAGGACGAGCTGCGCGGCAACCTGGACGTGGCCACCCGGCTCGACCGGGAAGGCCTCGGCCGACTCACCATGACCGCCGGCCAGCACGCCGCCCAGCTCGCCGGGTCCCAGCTCCCCCGCACCTCGCGCGGCGCGATCGCCTGGCTACCCACCAACCCGGCCGCCCTGGAGGCGATCGTGAAGCGGGCAACCCAGCAGATCACCGCCCGCCACTACTACCTGAGCCAGTCCGCCACCCGCTCGGTGAAGTCGGCGCTGCGGCTCGGCATGGCCGCCGGCGACAACCCGCGCACTGTCGCCCGGGACATGATCCGCCGCACCGAGGGCGTGTTCAACGGCGGCCTCGCCCGGGCCGAGGTGATCGCCCGCACCGAGCTGCTCGACGGCTACCGCAACGCCACCAACCAGGCGTACGTCGCCAACCGGGACGTGCTCGACGGGTGGCAATGGCTCGCCGAGCTGTCCGAACGAACCTGCCCCGCCTGCCTGTCCATGAACGGCACCATGTGGCCGGTGGACGAGCCCGGCCCGATGGACCACCACTGTGGCCGCTGCACCAGCGTCCCGGTGATAAAGCCCCTCAACCAGCTCGGCATCGGTGGGCCCGAGCCCCGCTCGGCGGTCCCCGACAGCCTCGGCTGGTTCAAGGCCCAGCCCGAGGCGGTGCAGCGCCAGATCATGGGGCCGGGCCGGTACGACGCGTGGCTGGCGGGCCGGTTCCCGCCCGAACGGTGGGCGCAGCGCGTCGAAACCGACGGCTGGCGGGACGCGTTCCACGTCGGGAAACCGGCAGCCCCCAGCCCGACCGGTGGCAGCACCGGCCCGGCGACCGTGCCGCCCCCACCCAGCGCGTTCAGTGTCGAGCTGCGCAGCTACGGCAGCCTGAACCGGTTCGATGACGACGCGCTCGACGGGCTGCTGAACCGGGCGTGCAGCGCCGGGGACGCCGACGCCATGGACCTGATCGCCGAGGAAATGGACCTCCGGGACCAGCTCTACGCCGCCGACCGGGCACGGCAGGCCGAGGCCGCCCGGCAAGCCGCCGCAGCCCGCGAGGCGTTCGCCCGGGACATGGCGAACCGCGCCGCCCAGGCCCGCCGGCTGACCGCCGAGCAGCAGCTCCGCGCGTCATACGCCGAGTACCTCGAAACGGCGTACCTCCAGGCCGAGGCCGACTGCCGCGGGGTGCTGCTGTCCGCCGAGGCGAAAGCGCGGGGGATCAGCTCCCGCAGCCTGTTCCAGGGCCAGAGCTCCCGGGCGCTCAAGTGGGCGTCGGAGGAGCTGCGCAGTTGGTGGCAGAAACACGGCCGGCTCACCTACGCCGCTTTCAAGCAAGGCGCCCAGGGGGGTGCCGGCGGGGCGCTGGAGGCGGCTAGGCTGATCCAATGGAACGCACCGGGGGTGTGAGCGCCGAGCAGCTCGAGGCGGCGTTGGCCGAGGGCAGCCAAGCCGCCCACACCGGGGTGGCCGCACACGTCGCCTGCCCGCACAGGGGGCCGGGCGCCGCCCTCGCCGCGCTGCGCAGGGCGTGGGTGATCGGGTTCGTGGGGGAGCGGCAGGCGATCGCCGCCGCCCGCGCGGCTGTTGACAGTGGCAACAAACCGGGGTAGGTTGTACCCATGACCGAGAGCACCGACACCACCGCCCCCGACTACATCGACCGGGACACCTACGACGGCACGTGGCAGACCACCAAGGCCGCCGACAACGCCCGCTACGGCATCGGCCGCGCGTTCGCCTACGACCTCGCCGCCACCCACGGCACCGAAGCCCCGTTCATCGTCTGGGAGTTCTCGGGCCACACCCGCAACGGCCAGCGGCTGTTCACCCGCGCCCGCTTCCTCGCCGACACCAAGGGCAACCTGCACGGCTACGACAGCAACGGCCGCAAGGTCATCGTTCACCCCGCCGACCGGGAGGTGCGCTTCCTGACCCGCACCGCCAACTGACCGCCTACCGCTTCGGCCCCCGACCTCTCGGGGGCCGAACTGCGTGCTACCCTCGGGCGCATGAGTACGCCGAGCACTGAGCCGACCGGGGCGACCCCGGCGGCAGGCACAGCCGGGGCGATCCCTGCTGTGCTCCCCGTTCCCACCGCCGCTGCTGTGGCAGCAGGCACCCAAGCCGCCGGGGCGACCCCGACGACCCCCGCCACCACGACCACCGACGCGGCCGGGGCGACCCCGACCAACCCCACCGGTGGGCAGGCCGAACCGCCCAAGGCATCGGACCCCGCCGCGCTGCGGGCCGACCTCGCCGGGGAGCGGGACAAGAGGCAGGCGGCCGAGGCCGCCAAGACCGCATCCGACGAGAAGTTGGCGGCGGTCCTCAAGGCCCTCGGCATCGGCGGGGAAGGCGCCAGCCAGCAGACACCCGAGCAGATCGCGCAGGCTGCCCAGGCCAGCGAGAAGGCCGCCCGGCTGGAGCTGGCCGCGGTGAGGAACTCGCCGCCGAACGTCAACGTATCGGCGCTGCTCGACTCCAAGGCGTTCAGTGCGACACTCGGAGCACTGGACCCTGCCAACGGTGCGGCCATTCAGGCCGCTATCGTGGAGTTCGTCAAGGACAAGCCGCAGTACCTCACCGTGCGATACGGGGCAGGAACTGGCGACGCGGCAGCCGCGGGCGATCCGGGCACCGGTTCGAGGACGATGGACGACCTCATCCGAGGCCGTTGACCGTAACCGATCCCCGAGGAGGGAAACCCCATGAGCCTCGTTCTGAACGAGCAGATCGTCCGGGCCAATGTGCCCATCCCCGACGCCCAGGTGTCGGAAATCATCAAGGCCGTTCCTGAGCGGTCCGTCGCCCTCGCCCGGGCCCGCAAGGCCCGCCTGTCCACCAAGGTCACCAAGCAGCCGGTGCTCTCCGCGCTGCCCGAGGCCTACTGGGTCAACGGCGACACCGGCCTCAAGCAGACCACCTCGGCGAAGTGGGAGAACCTCACGATCACCGCCGAGGAGCTGGCCGTGCTGGTGCCGATCCCCAACGCCCTGGTGGACGACTCGGCCATCCCGCTGTGGTCCGAGGTTCGCCCGCTGCTGGTGGAGGCGCTCGGCGTCAAGACCGACAACGCGATCCTGTACGGCTACGACAAGCCGGCGAGCTGGCCCGCGGCCATCCTGCCGGGCGCCGTCGCCGCCGGGAACGTGGTCACCCCGTCCGCCGACCTCATGGTCGATATCGGCAAGCTCGGCGGCGCGATCGCCGGCGACGGCTTCGCCATGGACGGGTTCGTGGCCCCGGCGGGCTACGCGTGGGCCCTGCGCATCGCGCGCGACGGCAACGGCCGCCCGATCTACGACGGCGACGGCAAGACCGTCTACGGCGTCAGCCTGGACGAGTCGCGCATCTTCCCCGCGGGTGTGGTCAACCTGCTCGCGGTGGACTGGACCAGCCACGTTGTCGGCATCCGGCAGGACATGACGTTCGACATGTTCGACCAGATGGTGATCAGCGACGCCGACGGCAAGGTCATTTTCAACGCCGCCCAGCAGGACTCCAAGGTCATGCGCGTGGTGTTCCGGCTCGGCTTCCAGACCGCCATCCCCGTCATCCGTGGCGCGGGCGGCGAGCAGCGGCCGGCGGCCGGGCGCTACCCGGCGGCGGTGCTCGATCAGGCCGCGCTGGCGTGGCAGGCCAACACGGCCTACGCCCAGAACAGCCGGGTCACCGTCTCGGGCGGCACGCTCAAGGCCAACGACTCCGGCATCTCGGGCACGGTCGCGCCGACCAACCCGGGCGCGGTCGGCGGCACGGTGGTGGACAACACCATCACCTGGCAGCGCACGGCCTGACCGGCGAGCGCTCCGCGCGCTAAGCTGGCCAGCACAACGGCCGGGGACCAACACCGGTCCCCGGCCGTTACCGTTCAACCGCCGAGCGAAAGGCACCAGCATGACCGAACCCAAGCCCAAGGCCCCCGAGGTGTCCGACACCGAGAAGGCCACCCCGGACGCCGATACCGTCACCCTCTCGCTGGACCAGCTCGGCGAACTCATCGCCGCCAAGGTGGCCGAGGCCGTCGCCGCGCTGCCCAAGGCCGAGGTGTCCCAGGCTGCGCCGGCCGTCGCGTTCCAGAACATCACGTTCGACAAGGGAACCGGCCAGCCGCGCGTCGTCATGACCCTCGGCGACCCCGACACCGACGGCCGGGTCGAGACCCGCACCGTGCAGGAGCGCCACGCCCACATTCTGGAGGCGCTCGGCTGGACCCGTCAGAGCTAGGGGAAGGACCCGGAATGGACCGCGCGGCCACCATCACCGCTGTGGGCGGAATCCTCGGCGTGTTCGCCGAGGGCGTGCCCGACGCCACGTGGGATCAGGTGCTCGCGCGGTCCGTCCTCCCTGACGACGCCGGGCGCTGGCCTGGCACCACCGGCTACGTGGACAACTACGACCCGGACTGGGCGGCGGCCGAGCTGGTCGCCGTCAAGCTCCTCCAGACCATGACCACCGACACGCTGGTCGAGTGGTCCAGCGAGGGCAGCCGGTTCAAGTCCACCCCCGCCGAGCTGTCCGCGCTCGAGCAGCAGTTGAGGGCCCGCAGCATCATCGCCGTGTACCTCCCGAACACGCTGGAGCGGCTCGACCTCCCGGGCGTCAGCACCGGCTACGATCCCCGGTCCGGCGGCTGGCCCGACCGTTCCCGCCTCGGCGTCATCACCAACCGGGACTAGCCGTGGCCACCCCCAACGTGCCCGCGCAGGTGCTCCAAGCCCGCGCCCAGCACCTCGCCGTGCTGGTGGACACCGTGGACGTGTACAGGCCCAGCACCAAGACCGACAACCCCAACCCGTTCGAGCCGCGAACGTCCGAGCTGGCCAAGGTCAACACCCAGCCCGTCCCCGCGCTCGTGCAGTCGTCCAACAGCCTCGTGGACCAAGGGACCGCGCCCGGCGCCGAGGACGTGAAGGTCGAGCCCTACATCGTCAAGGTGCCGGTCAGCGCGGACGTACGCAACGGCGACTGGCTCACCGTCACCGAGTGCGGGCTGTACCCCGGCCTGGTCGGCGACAGCCTGCGCGTGCTCACCGTCCAGACCTCCAGCGTGGCCGTGGTCACCCGCATTCGGACCTCGCGCAGCGTCCCGGCAAGGGTCCGGCCGTGACCGACGACCTGAACACCCTCGCCCACGACTTCGGCACCGTCAACGCCAAGCTGCACCGCGGGCTGCGCACCGTCGTCCGGGTCACCGGCCTGGAGGCCGAGGGCGTCATGAAGGCCGAGGAGCCGGTGGACACCGGCGCCATGCGCAACAGCACCCGGGCCCGGTTCGACCACATGGGCGAGTCCGCGGACGTGGGCCCGACCGTCAACTACGCCGGGTTCGTCGCCTACGGCACCCGCCGCCAGCGCCCCAACCCGTTCGACCTGCGCACCGCCGAAATCATGGGGCCCAAGTTCGAGGACCGCTGCGCCGCGGTCGTGGAGGGCCTGCTGTGATCGCCGGACTGAAACCCATCCTCGTGGCGGCAATCGCCGCCAAGCCCGACGCCGCCGCGCAGGTGTGCGACCTGGACACCGGGCCCGACGCCAGCAGCCCGTCGGTGTGGATCACCGACGGACCCACCAGCCTCGGCAGCCGCATGGTCAACCCCGCGGCACGCGGCACAACCGAGACCGCGCGACTGGTCTGCACCTCCAGCAGCGCGACCGGCGCCACCGCCCTGGCCGCGTTCGTCGCCCTCACCCTGGACGGCCAGCGGCTCGACGGCGCGCTGTTGCGCTGCCCGCTGGTCACCGAGGCGCTGGAGGATCGCACGGACCCCACCGAGTACCGGTGGAGCTCCAGCGTGGACGTGGAACGGACAACCCCGAGGAGGAACCCATGAGCAACGAGCCCACGATCGTGCACACCAAGGCCGGCGAGCCGGTCACCCGCGTCTCCGACAGGACCACGGGCCACCACTACACCATCCCGGCCGACGCGTTCGACTCGGCCCGGCACCGCCCGATCAAGGCCCCGGCGCTCGACAGCTACGGCGAGCCCGCCGCGCCCAAGTTCAAGGCGGTCAAGGACGCCGAGGCCGAGGGGGACGAACCCGAGAGCACCCCTGACGCGGGCGAGGCGGGCGCAGGAGAGGCCAGCAGCTCCGAGGGGGACAACGACACACCCCCCGAGGACTCCGAGGCCCAGGAGGCCGCACAGGGCGCCGAGGGCGAACCCGGCGTGTACGATGACACCGACGACCACACCGAGCAGGAGGACCAGTAATGGCACCCGTCACCCAGTACGCCCCCGAGGCGGTCTACACCGCGGGCAACACCCTGATCGGTGACGCCCCGGCAATCGCCAACATTCAGGCGCCCACCGTCGCCGAGCTGACCGCGAGCACCGTGTTCCAGTGCGCCACCGAGGCGTTCGGGTCCACCACCAACGTGAGCAAGGGCACGCGCAAGATGATCTGCGACGTGGTGGGCAAACAGCGGGTCACCAACCGCGAGTACCAGATGGAGAACCTGACCATCATGTACGGCAACCCGCAGACCGCCAACGCCTTCCTCGCGTCGTTCACCCTCGGCTCGACCCACTACCTGTGGACCCGGCCCGGCAAGGACGACGACGTGGCGATCGCCGCAGCCGACAAGGTGCTGGTGATCAAGGTCACGATCGACGCCGTGGACCTGCGGCAGATCAGCACCGCCGACGGCGACGAGTACGCCGCGGTGATCAGCGTCAGCGTTCAGGACCGCACCCAGCTCCTGGTCGCGGTCGCCGCCTGACCCACGAACCGGAGAGGCCGGGTAGCTCTCGGCGGACCACCCGGCCTCTCCCCTGCTCGACGGTCCGCCGCAACCCGAAAGGTCCGCCAGTGTCCAACCTCGCCCGTCTCCGCGAACGCGCCCTCAACCACCTCACCAGCCGGCAGGTGCGCTACCCCGTCTGCCTGGACCCCGAGCTGCGCGAGGAACTGCGCAAGCTCGCCGAGCTGCTCAAGACCGTGGCCGACGGCGCCGCCGCCAAGGCCGCCGAGCTGGCCACCACGCCGGCCAACCCCGAGGACGCACCCAAGCGCCGCACGATCGCGGACAAGCCCACCCCGCCCACCGTGGCGGACCTCGCCGACGCGGCCGAGAAGGCCATGGCCCCGCTGCGCGAGCGGACCAACACCATCCTCGCCAGCGCAGCCGAGGCCGACAGCCTGGTCGTGGTGGTGTTCGGGATGCCCGCCGACGCCGTGGACGACCCGGCCGCGTTCTACGAGCGGATCGCCGGGCAGCACGAGCAGCGCACCCTCGCCGGTGCCGCGATCCGCCGCGAGCTGGTCGAGCGGTCCTACCTGCGCACCGAATCCGCCGCCGGCGACGACCTCGGGTTCGGCTGGGACGACGTGCGCGCCCACGTGCTGAACCACGCCGACCTGGAGATGCTCGACCAGTCGGTGCTGGAGCTGTACCGGGAGCCGTCCGCCATCCCTTTCGACCCGGTGAGCTTTGGGCAGCCGCCCCAGAGTTGAGGGCGTGCGAGGACTACCGGCTGAGCCCGTCCGAGTGGCTCGGGATCGGCCACGGCTGGGGCGTCTACGACCGCGCCATCATGCTCGCCTGGCGCGCGTTCAAGGCGTCCCAGCTCTGCTCCACCTGCGGCACCCCGTGGGCGATCCACGAGCAGCAGCAGCCGGCCGACTTCGCCACCGGTTGGCTGGAGTGCCCAGCCGCTGAACAGGTAGCTCGAGCACGCGCCGCCTACGCCCACAGCCCCCAGGGGGAGGCCGAGACCGAGGCCGCCCGGAAGGGCGCAGCAGACCCCCGCGAGTGGCGTCAGTGGATACACTGGCCCGCCGCAGCACCCGCCCCGACATACGCGCCGCTAGACTGAGCCGCAGGTCCGCCGACCGTCGAGCCGGGAGAGGACCGCCCACCGTGAGCGTGAGGGACGTACTGGTCCGGTTCCGGGCCACCGTGGACGGCTTCACCACCCCGGTGGACAAGGCCACGGCCAGCGTCGAGCAGCTCCGCGCCAGCACCGAGAAGATGCAGGCGTGGGACAAGGTGAGCACCGGCGCCCTGGCCGCCGGCGCCGCCATCACCGCCGGGCTGGGGTTCGCGGTCAAGGCCGCCATGGATTGGGAGAGCGCCTGGACCGGCGTCCTCAAGACCGTGGACGCCAGCCCCGCCCAGTTCGCGGTGCTGGAGGACCAGCTCAAGGAGCTGGCCCGAACCCTGCCGGCCAGCGCAACCGAAATCGCGGCCGTCGCCGAGAACGCCGGCCAGCTCGGCATCCGGGCCGACGATATCGGCCGCTTCACCAAGACCATGATCAACCTCGGCGAGGCAACCAACCTCACCGCGGACGAGGCCTCCACCGCGATCGCCCAGATTGCCAACATCATGGGCACCACCGGGGAGGATATCGACCGGTTCGGCGCCGCCCTGGTGGCCCTCGGCAACAACGGCGCCAGCACCGAGCGCGATATCGTCCAGATGGCCCAGCGGATCGCCGCCAGCGGCAAACTGGTCGGGCTCAACGAGACCGACATTCTGGCCTACGCCTCGGCCCTGTCGTCGGTCGGTATCGAGGCCGAGGCCGGCGGCACCGCCATCAGCCAGAGCTTCACCCAGATCAGCAACGCCGTCGATCAGGGCGGGCAGAAACTGACCACGATCGCGCACACCGCCGGGCTGACCTCGGCCGAGTTCAAGAAGTCGTTCGAGAAGGACGCCGCCGGGGCCGTGGCCCAGTTCGTCAAGGGGCTCGACGCCGTGGAGCAGCAGGGCGGCTCGGCGTCCCGCGTCCTGGACGACCTCGGGATGAGCGGCATCCGGCAGAAGAACGCCCTCCTGTCCCTGGCCACCTCGGGGGACCTGCTGGCCAACAGCCTCAAGATCAGCTCCCAGGCGTGGAGTGAGAACACCGCGCTGGCCAACGAGGCCGCCCGACGCTACGAGACCACCGAGAGCCGCATGAAGATGGCGGCCAACACCGCCACCCAGGCCGCCGCGTCCATCGGCGAGAACCTCCTGCCCGTCCTCGCCGGCATGGCGGACGGCGTGGCCAAGGTCACGACCGCGTTCGTCCAGTTGCCCGGCCCGCTCAAGTCCGTGATCGCCTACGGCTCGGCGTTCGCCGGGATCGGGCTGCTCGGGCTCGGCGCCGCCATGAAGCTGGCCAAGGGCCTCGCCGACCTCAAGGGCAACGTCGGCACCCTCGCCGAGGCGTTCCCCAAGCTGTCCTCCAAGATGGGGTCCGTCAACTGGACCCGGGTGGCGGTCGGCGCCGGCGTCGCCATGGCCGCGTTCACCGCCGCGGTGGCGGTCATGTCCAACCTGAGCCGCGAGGCCGAGAAGATGACCCTCACCACGCAGGGGGTCGAGGACGGGCTGACCTCGCTCGGCAAGCAAGGGGCCGGGCTGGCCCCCATGGAGCTCCAGATCGCCAAGCTCTCCGAGGCGCTGAACAAGGCCAGCGGGGTCCCCAACACCACGGTCTACAGCATCCGGGACGTGGCCACCTACATGGACAAGGTGGTCAAGGCCACCAACGACTGGGACCAGGGCCTCGCCCGTTCTCTCGACGGCGTGTTCGGTGTCCGCACCGCTACCGGGCTCATCCTGGAGGACGCCCAGAAGATCGACACCGGGCTGGCCAACCTCGCCGGGAACGGCAACATCGCCGAGGCCCAGCAGGCGTTCTCGACCCTCGCGGCCGAGGCGGCCAAGTCCGGCCACAGCGTGGAGGAGCTGGTGCCGATCTTCGGCACCTACCGCGACACCCTGGCCCTGACCGCCGGGCAGCTCGGGATCAACAACCTGAGCACCCAGGAGCTGGCTCAGTGGATGGGTGGCGAGCTGCCCCAGCGCGTCCGGGACGCCGCTGCCGCGCACCCCGAGCTGGTGGCCGCCCTGACCGACACCCAGCGCGCGACCGTGGACGAGACCGCCGCCGCGAAGGACGCCAGCGCCGCCCTACAGGCACAGGCCGAGCAGACCCGCAGCCTGGCACAGGCCCAGATCGAGGCGAGCGGCTCGCAGATCGCGTGGCACCAGACCCTCGCCGACACCGAGAAGGCCCTGAAAGACGTGACGGTCTCGGTGAACAAGAGCCACACCGCGATCAACCTCAACACCAAGGCCGGGCGCGCCAACCAGACCACGCTCGACAAGCTCGCCGGGTCGGCGCTCAACACCGCGACGGCGATGGAGAAGTCCGGCGCGAGCACGGACGACGTGGCCAAGGTGATGAAGCGCAGCCGCTCGGCTTTCGTGGAGGCAGCCACCAAGATGGGGCTGACCAAGACCGCCGCCAACGAGCTGGCCGACTCCTACGGCCTCATCCCCGACGTGAAAAAGACCGGCGTCGAGGAAAAGGGCAGCAAGGACGCAAAGAAGAACGTCGACAAACTGGACGACTCTATCGAGGGGTTGCCGAACAAGACCACAACCACCGTCAATGAAAAGGGCAGCAAAACCGCCAAAACGAATATCGACAGCGTTTACGAAGCGTTGCGGAATATCGACGGCCAGATTGCCACCGCCTACATTCGGACGAAAAAGGTGGACGCCGGGGACCCGACTCCCGGCACGATCCACCGGGCCGGCGGCGGTTGGGTGTTCGGGCCCGGCTCGTGGACCTCGGACAGCATCCTGACCGCGCTCAGCAACGAGGAGTTCGTGGTCCGGGCGGCCCGCGCGACCATGATCGAGAAGGCCTACCCGGGGTTCCTGTCCTACCTCAACGGCACCGCGCCGCTGGGCGG